GGCCTCAGACCTCCGGAACAGTAATGGAAAGGTTATCTCCTGAGTTCTGCTCTTCCTGTTGAGCCCTTGTCTGGAAAGCTTCCGTCGCGCGAATTGCTGCTGGCAGAGGTAGAAGCTGCTGAAGATCGGGCAGCCGGCATCCGGGAAGTAGCCGCAAGATACGGCGTCTATCATGGAACAGTTCGCCGACATCTCCGCGGCGTGCAGGGACAGGGCGCAGCCAATGTGGCTCAGAGTGAAGCTCCTCGAGTTGCCGAGGTGCTGAATTCCCTTCCCGACGATCACGACCTCAGCGACGACGATGTTGCCGCAGAGTTTGCCATCGATGACGCGCCCGCCGCGGCCGCCGAGGAACCATTCGAAGACCCAGGCCCGGAGCAACCAGGTACGTGGCATGAAGGCGAGCGCTATGTCTACAACGGGGATCTCGACACCTACACCTTCTTTATGCGGACCTCGAGCAAGAAACAGGTCCTTCAGGGATCCACTATTCGCGCCATGAAGCGCGCTTACTCCCGCATGGGAGACGCTTCGACGATCAATGAGATCGCACGGTCCTTCGAGATGCGTAGGGATCACTTCTACGAGATCAAGACCATCCTGGGATGGACGCACGATTCCGATGCGTTCACGGATGAAGAGATCCTCTCGAAAGAGACTTCAACGCTGGTTGAAGACGCTGTCCAGATGCGCCGATCGCAACTCGATCAGCAGATGAACAAGCGCAACTGGAAGGACACTCAGCGCGATGCTGAGCGGTTCCGCAACCTCGAGCATTTCATCGTCGAGCCGATCATCGAACGCCTCGCGGAGATCGCTCCACTACTTCAACCGCCGCCGATGATCCTCATCCCGCGGTCGACGCGGCGCTTCGCCGCCCTGACATCGTCGGGCGAGCTGCACTATGGAAAACAGGGATGGATCGGTGAAACCGGAGAGGTATTCGACCGTGCCGTTGCCGACAACCGCCTGGCTCGCACAACCGAGGCCATGATGTCTGAGATTCAGATCTTCGGCCGGCCGGAGGAGATCATCTACGTCGTCGGCAACGACGATCTTCATGTCGACGGGTCGCGGCCAGAAACTTCTGCTGGAACGCCGATGGACGTCAATGCCACTGGCCGGCAGATGATTGACGAGTTCTACGAGATCCAGGTGCGCGAGATCCAACGCCTGCGCTCGATCTCCCCGGTGCGGATCGTTCTCTCCGCCGGCAACCATAACACCTTCAGCGCCTACATGGTGATGAAGATGCTGAACATCCAGTTCGCGAGCGCGGCCGATGTGACCGTTCAGATGACAGCCCGCATGCGGTCATATGTGCGGTACGGGAACTCGCTGCTCGGCATGACCCACGGCCACCTGATCAAGCCAATCAACCTGATGGCCACGATGGGGGTCGAAGCGCGCGCCGACTTCGGCGGAGCGATGTACAAGTACTGGTTCACAGGACACCTCCATTCCCTGGCAGCCGAGAACCTGGTCGGCGGGACCCGCTACCAGATGCCGGCTCTTAGCGGCCCAGATCGCTGGCATGTGGAGAGCGGCTTTCTCGGGATGGCCGGGCTCTCCGGCTACATCATCGACCGTGACTATGGAGTCGTGAACACCATCCTCTGTCCCGCAGTTGACGGCCTGCCGGCGCCAGACTGCATCCCAGCCAACCGATACAACCAGTCCGCCGCATAGGAGCACCATGGCGCCCTCAGTCAAGATCTCGTACGTCCCGAAGATTCAGGGAACGCCGGTACTTCCCTTCGTGATTGATGCGTATGTGAGCTTGCGCCAGGCCGGGAATATCGAAGCCTGCGACTGTCCGGCGTCCGGAGACGAGGAAGCCTTCTACGTCCTCAACCGACGCAAGGCCGTCGTAGCCGTTCTCTCCTTCTTCAAGTCCGGCGAGGGCGCGTTCACCGTCAACATGGGATACGTGCTCAAGTCATACCGCGGTCGCGGGTACTACGGAATTCTGTGGAACCGGCTCGTGGAAGAAGGCCGCGAGCGGGAGCTGAAGAAGATCATCGGCTACCACAAGGGCGGCAACGCCGCCATCCTCGGATTCAACGAGAAGGTCGGTCGGGTGATCAAGTACATCTGCTCCGAGTTCATCCTCTAGCCATGCTCCTCTCCGCCACCAATTCGATCAGGCTTGGACGCGCAGTTGACTTTGACGAAAGCCAGAACCCACAACCCAGACGCAAGTTTCCCTCTCTGGACCATCCCGCCAAGATCCTCAAGCGAATGAGCGAAGGTAATGCCGCCGTAGCTGGCCTGAACCAGGGCCGAGCCGGTGGTTCTCGTCGTTATTCAAGCGTCTAGCCCCATCTTCCTATACTAAGAAACCTCTAGGAGTGTCTCGCGCATGAGCGTGTTCAGCAGACCCATGGGACAAGGACGGATGGGGCTCTATAACTGGGGTGGCACCGCTGTTGGTGCGGGCGTCGGCGCGGCTATGGCCGGAAAAGACCATCGCACCTCTGGAGCTGTAGTCGGATCGACCGTTGGCAACGTAGCTGGCATGGGTCTCTCTGCATATCACGCTTATGGTCATAACCTGGCGGATACAGTGGCCGGCGCGAAGCGGGCCATACCGTGGGCCAGAGCGGGAAAAACGTTCCGCGGATCTGGCGGACAAGTTGAAAGAACCATTCAGGCTTTGAAGGGTGCTGGATCCAACCTGGTTGCGAACCCGAACGTTACAGACGAAATCCGGAATGGATTTGGCGCAATCTTCGGGATGATGCGCCGCAGAGGATAAGGAGTCCTAAGTATGAGCATTTTCAGTCAACCTCTCGGACGTGCAGCAGTCGGTGCCTATGCTGGCGTCGGCGCTGGAGCTGGCGCTGCCCTGGCCGGACGTGACCATCGAACTGCCGGCGCCGTAGCCGGCGGCGTTACTGGTGCCGTCGTCGGCGGCGGCGCGCATGCCTTTGCCGGCAACGCCAAGCGCGCGTGGGGCGGACTGCGGGCCGGAGCGAACTGGGCCCGAGGTGAGAGTCAAGCGGGCCGAAGGGTGGCAGCCGCAGGCAGTGTCCTCAGCGATGCAGCCAAACGTATCACCATGAATCCAAACATCTCTGCTGGCCTCAGCTCTGACATATCGCGCGCAGGTTCAGGAGTAACACGAGGCATCAACGCGGTGCGCAACATGATGTCCAGATTCCACCGATAGGATCAACGTTGCTCCTCCAAAACAAAGTAGCTTTCGGCGCGCTTGCCGCCGCCGCCGCCGGCGGCGCGTACTTTGGTGTCAGCCACTCTCCCGAGGATGCAGAACCAGGTGAGACATCGGCCCTTGGCCAGTTTGGAGCTGGTGTTGCTACGGCCGCCGCCCTCACCGGTGCTGGAATGTACAAGGCCGGCGTGTTCAAACCTACCGCCAAGTTTGCTGTCGTCAATGGCACGAAGACACTCGGGAAAGGTCTGACGACCAAGACTGGCATGTTTGTCGGCGGCGGCGCAGCCATCGGAGCCGGCATTGGAGCCTACGCCTCGGATGATTCAGTCTCCGGGGCAGCTAAGGGTGCCGCGATTGGAGCCGGAGTCGGCGGAGCAGCCCGGGTAACCATGGCTGCCGTGCAGGCACACAAGGCCATCAGTGCCACTAAGTTTGGAGCAACTGGAATGAAGGCGGGAGTAGCCGGAGTCGCCATTCTTGGAACCCTGGCGGTCGCGATGGGTGCACATGCTCTCGCAGGAAGTCCTGCCACCTCTTCATACAGCTCGAGCAGCGACTCAGGTGAGACCACATACTCTGATGCGCCGGTCCGCCGCAGATCGGCCTCGATGAATGCCACCGGCGATGTCGTCCTGGGATTGCATCGTAAACGGCGCGGATAGACAGGATATGAGCCATGAGCACACCAGCAGAGGATATCGGCGTCTTCGCGCGCGGCGCGCGCCGCCTCGGGTTCTGGGCTCCTCTTACGATCGGCGCAGCCGGCTCACTTGCTGGACTGGCCTTCGCCGCCAACGACGTTCAGAACCAGAAGCGCGGCGATAAGCTACCCACCCTTGCCGGTCATGGAGTAGCCCTGGTCACCAGGACAGTATCCGCGGCCGCACTTACCTCCGGACTCATGATGATTCCAGGACTGGGCCCGATCGCCGCCGGCGTAGTCGCCACCGCGGCAGCATTCTATCCGAACGCACAGTTCGACAGCTTTGCCGGCAGAGGATTCAGAGCTCTCTCAGATGTAGGACGTCGTGTTGGACGTCTGGAAATGGGAGGCCGCTTTGAGGATTCCCTCTCCGCGCGCGCCGCGCGCGACGCCGCCATTCAACAGATGAACGGAACTATGGTCGCTTCCCGCCGTTGGTTGGGCAGCGAGGCCGAGATTTATCACCGATAACAGCCATTCAGGAGTACCCCAATGCCCGGTCTCACACCACCCACCCCGATCAATCCCGCTCCGCGCCTGCTGGCGCCGTCCTTTGTTCTCCAGACTCCCCTGGTTGAAGAGCCCTACCAGGTCGAGACGCCACAGAACCCAACATCCCCGTGGATGGATCTCGACTTCCCTTCGCAGCTCCCGGTCGTACCGAACGTGAAGCCCTTTCGCTTCGACAGCGACGCGCCGGCCTTCGGTTTCAATCCTGGCTTCAACGTCAGTGACCTCGATGTCACTTATGCCAGCCCGAAGTCTCAGCCGATCGCAAACGTCACCGCAAACACCACCTCGGCCACGATCAATATGGGTGTCAACCGGATCGACATCGCTGTAGCCATCAGCGACTTCACCGATACCTGCGCCCTGAACATCTACCAGGTCGACCCTGTGAATGGAAACGTCCTGATCAAGTCGTACACCGGGATCAACCGTTTCAGCACCGGCCTATTCGTTGGCGGGACTGTCGACGGAATTGCTCTGATGGGTGCACCGATACAGATCGAGGTCTTGAACATCACCGGCGGCGCCACCGTCTCCGTCACTATCCAGGGCCACTAAACCAGGTGCGCGCCCCGCGCGCGCCGCCTCCCCGCACTTCCCCCCACCTATGTCCAACTTCGTCCCCCTGTCGGAGCTACGCTCTGCCGACGCCATGAAGCGGGACCCCTTCTTCGCGAAGATGGTCGCGCGCAACACCTTGCCTTCTGGGGAGGATGCCAGTCCAGGTCTCTACCGCCGGCTTCAGAACCCGGATTGTGTCGCATGCCAGGCGACCTACAAGAAGAAGTACCCAGACCGGGCATTCCAACCCAACTGCCAAGGAATCCACGACGAGGTCGACTACGCCGCGTATGCCGACGGCACCGGCATGTCCATGCTCGAGGCTGCCGAGTTCCTCGACGTCGAGACTTGGATGGAGAGCTACATCGTCATCTCAGATGAGGATGGAAACTACCATCCCTATTCTGCTGAGACCAGACCATTCCAACGACCAGTCCTGAAATGCACGGCCCAGTACCAGGTCGACCGCATGGGTCGAGGTATGGGCAAGACCACCCTGGCGATCGGAACCGAACTCCACAAGGCCTACAACAACAAAAACTACAAGATCCTGGTGCTCTGCCCAGCCAAGGCCCAGGCGCAACTCTGGTACGAAGAGATCAATAAGCAGTTCGAAAACTCCCCGATGTTGAAGGGCGCCCTGAAGCGATCCATCCAGGCGCCTTACTTCATGTTCAAGCTCTACAACGGAGCGACGATCAGCATCTTCACCGCCGGATCGAAAGCCGGCCGCGGCGCCGTAGCCATTCGAGGTCAGTCACCGCACCGCGTGCGCCTCGACGAACAGGATTACCTTGCTGAGGCCGACTACGACGCGGTCATGGCGCTTCTCCGCCGGTTCGCGTACTCCGAGTTCCATGGATCGTCGACTCCCACCGGAGCCCGCTCGATGTACTGGCAGATGTGTACGCAGCTGCCTGAATACAAAGAGTTCTACATCCCGGTGACCATGAAGTTGAACTGGGGACCGGAAGAGGAAGCCACGCTCCGCAAGGAAGCGAAGACCGAGGATCGCTACAACCACGAGTACATGGCGCTCTTTGGCGACCTGGAACAGGGCGTCTTCAAGGGCCTGACGGTCGACAACGCGAAGAAGCACTACGACTACGCGCAGGTGGTCTACACCCCCGATGAGATGGAAGTGAAGACCATCAACTGGAACGACTGCGCCTACAACCCAGCGATGGGATATGTGCTCGGCTGCGACTGGAACGGAAAAGGGACCGGGACTCGCATCCGGATCACCGAGTTCAACCATACGACCAAGGTCCGCCGCTGTGTCTATAAGGAGACGATCGACTCCGAAACCTCGACTACCACCATCAGCCTGACTCACATCAAGCTGCTGAATCGCGTCTTCCACTGCGACTACATCTACTGCGACAAGGGGTTCGGCTTCGCTCAGGACGAACTGCTGCGCAAGATGGGAGTCAACCCTCCTTTGGAGTTCCGCGAGGACGACATCAAGCTCCTGCGCGCGAAGTTCGTCGGCTCCAAGGAGAACCTCAAGACAAACGCGCTTGTTCCCAAGCGCGACCCGAACTCCCCCTACCTGGCGGACAGCGAGCTGGAACGGCAGACGAAACCATTCATGGTGGAAGGCTGCCAGATCGCCATGGAGCAGCTCAAGGTCGTGTTCTCGAGTGAGGATGAGCGGCTCGAGGCCCAGATGCGAGACTTCAGGGTCAAGACCTACTCCGCCAACGGGCAGGCCCAGAGTTATGAGGCCAAGACCGAAGGTGACCACGACCTCGACGCCTGGATCCTTTCCATGCTGGGCATTGAGTTGGCATGGGGGCTGTTCTTTGACGCCGCCGCGCATCACCGTTTGGCACAACTCGCTACTGTGTCATCGTTTGGAACAGGGCTGGCAGGAAAGATCGCAGCCGCGCGCGCTCGCATGATGCAGACCGCGACACCTTCCCGTGTATCCGAACCTGACAAGGAAGACGAGTGGAACACGGTATTCGCAGGACGCGATAGCGCCCTCGTCGCCCCAGCCAAGACACATGCTGGTGCTGCTTCTGGACTGAGGTCTGGCGGTGGCGGATTCAGCCGGGGATCAAGAACTGCCACGTTCCGGACGGAAAAGACCGGGCGTAGCCAGTCGTACGACCTTGGAAGAAATGGCCCGATGTCCTTCGTCAGTCCACGTGGCGGCGGTCGCCGCGGCCTCTAGGACTCTATGGACGTTCTCTCAAATCTCGGAGGGTACTTCAACCAGTTCAATACGCCTCTGAACGTGTCCGTCATCTCGAAGTTGACCAAGTGGCCCAATCTTCAGTCTCTGGGTCACGACTCCATGCTGTCCGATCTCAGCCAGAACTTCCATGGGATCAAGGACGCCAAGATCCAGTTTGCGACACACACCGCCGGCAACCCAGCTCAGTTGACGACAGCATACGCCGGCATCAAGGCCATGATCCTGCTCAACGCAGAGACCAACAAGCTGCTCACCACGGACCCCACCCTCGGCCCGGTTGGCCCGGCGGTAACCAACATCGGGAACCTCGGAGCAACATTCTCCATCCCGACCAGCTCGCTTCAAGGTGGAACCTCCGCCATCGCTCAGTTGGTGACCTAACTCATGTCCTTTGAGAGTCTTCAATTCACGTACACGCCGCCGCCGACCATACCATCGGCCCTGCGCATTTCTACCGTAGCCGCTCCGCAGACTGCTTCTGGCCCCGTCTCCGCCGGCCCGATCAACCCGGCAAACACCGTTGCCGGCTTGCTCATTGCCAAACTGGCGAATCTGAGCGCCACTTCGGCGTATCTTCAGGCCGCCATCCTGGCCAAGACTGCCGGCTCCGGACTCAGCTTTACGGCTGCATCGAATCCCAATCTCGCCAGCGCGCTGAGCAACCTTTACCCGGGCGGAGAGATCCCCACAGGGATCTCGGTCGAGATGTACTCGAACATGCTGGACGCTGAGATCGGACTGATGCAGTTACAGTCCGCGATAGGGAACGATGCGGAGATCGAACCCTCTCCCCAGAACATCGCCGACATTACGACGGCGACCAAGGCCTTCGAAGCGGCCATGATCGGTTCGCTGGGTTACCAGAACAACCTGGCGATCCTGCTGAGGTCACTCAAGGGCGACCAGGCGATTCAGGCCAACATGCAGGAGCAACTGGCCGACTATCCAGCGGTCCAGGGAACGACCAGCACACTGGATGATGGACTCGACATCTCGCCGGCCATGGGCTCTCTGGTCAGCAACTACGTGCAGGCTCAGTCCGGTGTCTATGCACAGATCTTCACATCGCTGTCCACCGCGACCGATGTCGAGAACGACATCGTTGGAGTTTCCAACTTCTTCCTCTCGGCCGGGCCCGGTGAACTTGGCATGATGGTGTCGAGTCTGACCTCACTGACTGGGATGTCAAATGGGGTTCAGCTTCAGGATCTGGCGGATGACATGACGAACTCCGTCTTCATCAGCCTGCTCTCCGATGTGAGCGGCGCGGCCAATCAGATGGACCGGCTGGTCTCACTCGCAATCGCTCCACTCCAGAATTCGACCAGCGCCGCCGCGGTACAGCTCCGGCAAGTACAAGCCCTGGCCAGCCAAGTTGGATACATCACCTCTGGCGGTCTTCGCGGGATGGTTCAAGGCAACTCCTGCTCAGGGACATCCGGATCAACGGTGGTGCCGTCAACGACCGGCAATGTGAGCGGGAACCAGATCAGCGCGGCAGTGACCAGCGCATTGGGGACTGTCTCCAGCGGCATGAACTCAGTTCTCAGCCACCTGAACATGGCTTCGAACACCATCAACGCGAAGAATGCACGGCTGCAAGAGTCACTGCGTAGGACCATGGCGCGCAGGACCAACGACCAGACAGCCCAGCTCACCTCGCTGTGCTCTCTACGGAACCTGCAATCGATGATTGGCATCGCCACCGGGCTGATGACCGCAACTCAGGCCGGGCCATCCGGCAGCACCGCAGTGACCAGCCTTCAGGCGATCAGCCAGGTTCTCTCTTCGTTCCAGTCTCCAAGTGGATCATCGTTCGCTGTCGTCAATGGCGCCGTGATCGTAACTCCACCTTCGCTTCCTGCGATATCCCCAAATGTCCAACTCGTCCTCAACAACGGCGGAGCTGGACTGGTTGCGACCAGCAACCTCGCCACATAACTACCGGAGTCCCAATGGCAACTAAGAAGTCCACACAGATCGAGGTTGCACCTTCCGCCGGCTCCAAGTTGGCCATCCCAACGACGCGTACTGAACGGATACTGGTGGACGTCCTCCATCCGAAAGCGTCGCGTCCTGTGTATGACTCTGGCGGAGCCAATGTCCACGTAAAGTCAGATTTTGCGGTGCGCCGTGGAGTGGAAGGTCGCAGCTTCACACTGGGTCCGCCACGTGTCGGAACCCTCGTGCCTACCTGGGTCGAACTAAGCAACCTGATCATCGCCGAGGACGCAAAGACCTCCGAGAAAGTCACAGACGGTAAGAAGCAGCCCAAACTGAAGGTCGGGCCGAGCGGAGCCCTGGCCCTGGTGGAGAGGAACCTCGACTGGTCCGGAAACTACTTCGCACACTTCGGACCGATCCGCCCTGAGTATGAGTTGCTCGAGGCATTCACCCTCTACGACGTCGAAGTCTACGTCCAGCAGGCTATCCGCCGGCGGTTGAGTCTCATGTTCCGCAACGGGTATCGCGTCACCGGCAACAACCAGAACAAGGTCAAGTACATCAACCGGCGCCTGAACCAGATCGCCTACATGATGAAGAAGACCTGGGCCAACTTCATGCGTGAGATTCTCACGACCTTGTCGTTGTGCTCGAACTGCTTCCTGCTGAAGCTCCGCCAGGAGGACGCCTCCGGCGGCATCAAGAATGAGAAGAACGGGAACCGGCTACCGATCGCAGCCTACGTGATGATCCCACCTCACTCGCTGTTCCCGTATGTCGAGAAGGGCAAGATCATCAAGTGGCGCCGGTACTACAACTGGTCGATCAAGCCCTGGGAGGATTACCAGCCCGAGGACATCATCCACCTGACCTGGGACCGTAAGCCCAGCCACATCTTCGGAACGCCGCGGCTGCAAGCCGTGCGCGACGATATCTATGCCATCCGCCGGCTAGAAGAGAACATCGAGCTCCTGTTCATCAACTTCCTCTTCCCTCTCTTCCACGTGAAGGTCGGAACGAAGGAAGCTCCGGCAGGATACATGCCCGGAGGTGTCAGCGAGATTGATCACACTCGTAAGTTGATCGAGACCATGCCCAAGGAGGGCGTACTGGTCACCGACGAACGTGTCGACGTCGAGATCGTCGGCTCTGAAGGTGAGTCACTCGATCCCATCCCAATGTTGGGCCACTACAAGAAGCGTATCTTCACCGGCCTGGGTGTGAGCCCAATGGACATGGGTGAGGGCGACACGACCAACGGCAGCACTGCTGACAACGTGTCCCAGGCGCTCAAGGACTCCATCAAGTACGACCTGGACGTGTTCACCGGCCAACTGTCGATGGAGATCCTGCGGGATCTCTTCGCCGAGGCCAACTTCGACATCAGCATCCAGGAGTCGATTGCCGACGTGACCCTTGAGTTCCAGGAAATCGACATGGACAACAAGGTCAAGGAAGAAAACCACGCGACCAACCTCTACAACAACAATGGTCTGACCCACGATGAGTTCCGTGGCGCCATCAAGCGCAACCCGCTCTCCGAAGAGCAGCAGGGCGAGACGCATCACGCTCGTGAGGTAGTTGGACTGGCTAAGACGCAGGCTGCACTCGCCATCAAGATAGCGAAGGCGACTCCGAAGGGACCAGCTAAGAAGAAGGGCGGCGGGAAGAAGGGCAAGTCTGGCCGACGCGCATCCGTCACGAAGACGGCAGCGCCGAAAAAGAAGGTATCGCAGAACCAGTCGACACCGACAAACCAGCACGGAACCAACAACTCGCCGAAGAAGGCTAAGAGCGCACGCACCGAATCCGGACTGTACTCCAACCTCCACGACAGCCTGGAAGCAGCTCAAATGTCAGACGACCTTGCCCGGTGGCCGGAACTTTCTGCACGAGTTATCGACCGATTCTTCAAGGACGCCATTCAACCGGCCGGGAGTTCCTATACTAAACAATCTCCGAATGCACAACATGACCAACTAAAGCACCAGGTCGGTCAGACTACAGATCTCGATACCATCTTCGACCTAGTCGGTCAGACGGTAGCTCTGGATCCCAAAGCAGACGGAGAGACCAATGAGCGAGCCGATGCCGTTGAAGGTGATCAAGAGCGGAATTCTTGTCCAGAGGGTTCCGTTGGATCAGGCGATAGCCGATCCGAATAGCATCAAGACCTTGACTTCACGCAAAGACCTTCCAGTCCAGTAAGCATGGCCCGTATCTACATGCGGGATTACCTGACACTGGATCTCAGGACCGCAGACTCGAAATTGATCCAATGCACCGATGAGCAGGGTGGGAACAGTCTCCTGGTTCGCGTTGCCGCCACACACGCCGGAATCATCAACGGGAACTCGCGGTTTTACCGCCCCGACATGATGATGAAGGGCACCTCGACCTGGACCGACAATCTTGACTACCCCCGTCCGGTCCTGGCGCATCACGATGAGGAAAGCGATCCACTCGGGCGAGTTCTAACCGCCAAGTACCGGGATCTCTCCTACCTCTACCGGGATGAGTATCCGATTCTGAATGACTCGGTCTTCTACTGCTCTGACGCTAAGAAGCGGATGTCGATGCTGGAAACGGTCGACTGGGTAGTGGACAACATGTCAGACATCCCCGACTACAAGGGCCTTGGCCTGATTGAGTTGGGACTGAAGGTCACCGAGCCGGATGCGATCGCCAAGGTCAACCGCAAAGAGTTCCTGACTGTCTCTGTAGGTTTTGCCACCGACTCCGCAATCTGCTCTGTGTGCCACCAGGATTGGGCAGTCGACGATCGATGCGACCACGAACTGGGACGCAAGTACAAGGGCAAAGCCGCCTACGTCATCTCCGGTTCGATGGACTTCAACGAAGTCTCTTTCGTGAACAGTCCCGCCGATCCCTTTGCGACGACCCTGAGCATTGAAAAGCTCACGGACAGCGTCAACCGAACCTTCTTTCTGGGCTTGTCCCGACAAGACCAGAACCAACGTGCTGAGTCAGCCGGCATCATCCTCACCGATGCGCTGTTCAGTTCCGATATCGAAATGCTTGGGGACCACATCATGAAGCTTGACCTGAAGGTAATTGCCGATGAAATGCGCGCGGGAGTAGTTGAAGATCGCGCTCTGGCGATCCGCAAAGACCTCACCGAGTTCAAGGGCGAGTCCCCGGAAGAGATCAAGGGTGGGAAGAAGCTTCTGTCGTCCATCCGCGCCAAGATCAAGGCCAATGGTTGGGGAACAGCTGCACCAGTAGCAGCCGCTGTCGATGCTTCCGCTCCTGCCGCTGACGCTACCGCAGTAGTCGAGACAGTGACACCCGCCGAGAAGGACAAGGTCAACGCCGAACTGGCAGCCACAGAAGTACGTGATGCCGCGGCCGCCGCCGCCGCCGCTCCGGAAGCAGACGCAACGGCAGTACCCGCCGCCGCCGCCGCCGAGCCCGCCTCCACCGTAGTCATGTCCGATGCTGTGACCAAGATCTTCGCCGCTGAGAACCTCAAGGATGCGAACGAGCCGGTCCGCAAGACAGTGGCCGACCTCGAGGCGCTCTACCTGGGCCTGGAAGACAACCACAAGCGCTACCTGCGCTACGCGCTCAGCGCGATGTGCAGCTCCTGGTACGACCGTGAGGAGTTCGAGTCCTACATGGGTGCAATCACCCAGGACACCGACATGGTCGCCATCCCGAGGGCCGAGCACGATGAACTGACCGCAGCCGTCAACGGATTCGCCGATTCAGAGGCGGTCCTCACCGCCAAGGTCACCGCAGAAGAGACAGCCAAGATCAAGGTTACGCACAAGGCGAAGGATGCCCTGGCAACCATGATCGTGATGCACAAGGTCCTCACTGGCGGTAAGGGTTACGTCGGACTCAACAAGGATCAGATCTCTGAAGAGATCCAGAAGCGCTCAGGCCGCGACCTGGTCAGCCTCTTGGATATGCGCGATGAGATCCTCGACGAGCTCCAGTGGGCCAAGCCGGCCGCAGCTCCCAAGGCTGCCGCAGTCACCCCCGGTCTTGCAGTGTCCGATGCAGTGGTTCTGGCAGCAGGCGCCCCCTCGGCGGTTGTCACCCAGACCGATGCAACCGAGACGCCTGCCGAAGTAGAGCCAGCGGCCATCCCGATGACTCGCAGAGAAGCCCAGGAAGCAGAAGCTCGCCGCCGGTTCCTCGCCGCTTCCGAGTAATTCCAGACGCAGCACCACTAACAAAAACAGCTATATCAGGAGACGCACCCCATGCCTTCAGTAGATATGTACGGCAATTTCCGTGGAACCTTCCTCGGTGCAGACCGTCTGGCAACGACCACACCTTCCCCGGATGCGTCCGACGCACTGATCCCGTTTCTGCCGATCTCGTACCCCGCGCCATGGCTGCCGATCCGACGCCGCGACGAGTCGCACCCCATCGCTGCCGGTGTGGTCATCAGCGAAGGCCAGATCTGCGGCGTGGATCAATCCGGCGCCCTGATTCCGGCCGGCTACTTCTGCGGCCTCCAGCCGAACGGCGCGACCAAGAACGTCACCGGCGTCGCAGTTGCATCGGATGTGGCAACCGTCCTGGCAGTTCATGCCTGGAAGGTAGGCGAGACGGTGAACTTCACCGGCTTCATCGCCCCCTTCCTGCCCCTCAACGGCCCCCAGGTTCTCACCGCGGTGACTCCCGGCGTCTCGGCATCCTTCGATGTTGTGGACGCGAACGAGCCCGAAGCCGTGCCGACCGTTGGCACCGTGACCGGCGTGTCCGCCCTCGGCGGAGAGTACTCGGTCATCGCCTACACCCAGTATGACGTGGGTTCGGTGACGAACCCCCAGACTGGGATTGCAGTCCAGGCAGCTGGCGAGTACGTTGTGCTCGCGGCTCCGGCGGACGGCGCAGTCGGCGACCGCATCACCCTGCCCAACGGCACTGTGATCACGGTGGCTGCACCTGACCTCACCTTCGCAGCAGCTTGCACGCTGATCCCTGGCGGAACGGCTCGCGCCCTCGGCTTCGCGGTCACGAACTTCTTCACCTACCTCGGCGGGATCCAGATCCTGAGCAACGTGGGCGGAATCTCGTACCTGATGCTGACCCAGCGCCCCGACCTGATGCAGGTCACCAACTACATGCACAGCATGGGTGGCGCGATCAAGACCCACTTCGTCCTGCGCGTGCCGTGGATCGGCGCGACGCCGAACACCCTGGCCACCCTGGCCGCGGCCAACGGCGTGGTCGGTTACACCCAGACGGACTTCAGCCGCTCCTTCGTCCACTTCACCGGCGCGATGGGCAACGCACCTGGAACCTTCTTCCTCGGCTGCTCGATCGTTCCGTCGAACGCCGGCAACGGCACGGACGCCGGCAACTACGCTCCGTACAACCCCAACGTCAACCATGCAGACGACATCGTCGGCAAGGTGCTCGGGGTGGAGCTGATGTACCCGATCCGCGACTACGCAGACCGTGTGCGTACGCAGTTCGACCGCGCAACCGAGTTCGTCGGACCCCGTATGGATCCGAACCCGGTCACCTTCCAAATGGGTGGCTCGGCCACGAAGGGTCTCGACTTCGCGATCTCGCTCGGCACCAATGGCCTGTTCCAGTTGGCGGTGAAGCAGAACATCACGGCACTGACCGGCAATCCCGCGCTGTCGACCTACGTCATCATGCACGTCAACTGCCGGTAATCACGGCCTGAACCTCCAGCATCCCGCGGCAACTCCCCCGAGCTCTGCCGCGGTCGATGCCACCTCTCTCGCACGCCGACCTTTACCACGACTTCGCACTATCCCAGAACCATGCCCCAGGAGGGTAAGTCATGCCGAGCAAGCCAGCAACACTAAACATGCAGGACAAGGTTACGAAGCAGGACTATGCCCGCTTGCAGTCGGTCTTCCTTTGCAACGGATATGACCCCAACACTGGCGGCAAGATGGCCATGCGGGACGCGCTGGACATTCCTCAGGCTGCGTTCCTGATCCCCAAGGTTCTGACTCAGATCGTGCAAGAAGGCGTTGAGCCCATGCTCATCGGCACCAGCCTTCTGACCGAGATCGAGTACACGCCTGGCATGCACACGGTCTTCCCGGCGTTCGATATTCTGACCGCCCGCGAAGTCGGCGAAGGCATGTCCCTCCCGATCTTCAACATCAACATCGGTGGCGGACAGACGTACGGCGTGCAGGTCAAGCGTCACGGTCTCCAGCTCCGTATCACGGAGCGGTTCATCGAGAACTCCACCTACCCGTGGATGCAGATGTGGCTGCGCCTGGCCGGCAACGCCCTGGCTCGCCACAAGGAAGAGTACATCTTCTCCTTCATCACCGCACTCGGCACCGTTGTGTTCGACAACAACGTGGCGGCGCGTACGACCGGCTACAACGGCACGGTCCCGATGATGGGTGCAACCACCGGCCGCGACGTGCAGGGTCGCTACAACGGCTCCTTCACCGCCGACGACGTCTTCACGATGTACGCCCAGCTGCTCATGCAGGGTTTCCAGGCCGACACCATGCTGGTCCACCCTCTCACCTGGATGATGTTCATGCGTGACCCGGTCATGCGTGAGTTCGCGGTCCAGGCCGGCGGCGGTTCCTTCTTCGGCCAGTACGGTGGCAACGCGCACGCTCAGGCGTACGAGGGTCAGTACAACAACAACGGCCTCGGCGCTGGTCTCGGCCAGACTCAGGGTCAGATCACCGGACCCCAGTCGCTGCCGCAGAACGCGACATCCACCTTCAAGCTCCCCGGCTACGCCAACTTCGGTGGTCTCCGCATCCTGGTCAGCCCGTTCATGAACTTCAACGTGGCAACCAAGGTGACTGACATCATCATGTTCAACTCGCGGAACCTCGGCGCCCTGATCGTGGACGAAAAGCCCCACGTGAAGAGCTGGGACGAACCGCAGTACTCGATCCAGAACCTCGGGATCGAAGAGAGCTACGGGTTCGGTATCTTGAACGAAGGTCAGGCAATCGCCATCGCTCGCAACGTCAAGGTCCGCCAGAACGAGATGTCCACGCCTGCGCGCCCCGTCATCAGCATCGGTCCCGACAACGCCAACTTCCAGGCTCCGTCTGGTCTCGTCGGCACCACACCGTTCGACGTCAACTCCGACGCCTACGACCTCAACACCGTCGGCTTCGTCAGCTAAGACGGTCTCCGGTAACGAACTGCAAGAGCCCTGCCCGCAAGGGTGGGGCTTTTGTCTACCAGCTCCCTACTATTTGGCACCCGCCGCCTGACTGTCAGTATGGGATCTGAGGAACCTACCCATGTCCCAGACCAACCTGATTTTCATGCCTGACGCCGGCGGAGCCTTTCCTGGCGAAGAGATAGTGCTCAAGTCCTACGTCGGCCGCTGCCTGGCACTGAACCTCAACAAGATCAAGGTGTTCCAGACCTACAAGTTCTACCTCGGCCCGAAGCGGCTATTCGCCACGGTCCAGCCGGATGCCGACCAGTCTGCCATCCGCAATGCCGTCCTCAACGGCAACCTGATCGACGTGACAGACAAACAGGGAAAAGGGATCAAGCTCGACGGTGGCGACATGTCGCCAATCACCGAGATCAACGACCCCAACCTGCGCAGGGTCTTCATCGGTGTGGGTCGTACTGACGAGATCACACCAGCCGGCACACCGAGACCCCTCTTCATTGCCGTTCCAGGCAGCCCGGAAGAGGAAGCGGCCATGATCGCGGAACTCCAGAGCAAGGGGCGCATCGACGGTAAATATGCCAGCACTGGAAACCAGGACGTTGAGTTTGTCGGCGGGATCCAGGTCAGCGACATCGTGCCCTCCAAGTACATCGCTAACACCAAGCGTGAGACCTCGTTCTCGCTTCTGGTGAAGGCCATCAAGCTCGTTGCCTCGGACGTCTGGGACTTCCTACTCCGTCGCAAGTAACCAGGAGATCCAATGTCTTTGAACATCCTCTCAGTGCTGCCTGACATCAACAGCACCGGCGTCATCCTCCAGGGTGCCGTGATCGTGACCTTCGATCAGGTGATCGATGTCACGACCTTCGATGAGAGCTCCTTCTTACTCTCCGCCCCGCCGGAGACACCCAGAGTCCCACCCGGCGGCCTGGTCGGCCCTGTAGCCCCCGTCACGGGCACTGACTACGTCCAGGGGACGTTCACCTTCGCCGTCAACACCGCCGGCGCCACCATCGCGACATTCACGCCGGCTCGGCCCATGCGGCCGAACGTCAAGTACACCGTTCTGATCGCGACGGTGGTCCAGACACCCGGGCCGTCACCAGTCTCCCTCTCGGCCAACTACACCTGGTCGTTCACCACCGGCGTCCTCAACCTGACCACCCCGCCGCCGCAGCAACCCGGTCCCGGCCAGGTCGGCCGGATCCGCAAGGAAGACCTCCGGATCTCGCCGCGGTCGTCGATCAACAACGACCTGCACCAGATCATCATCGAGTTCCCAGCCAACATCAACCCGGCATCGTTCGACACGAGCGACGTCCAGGTGGATCTCGAAGCCTTCCTCCAGGATCTCGACGTGACCGTCCCGCCGATCTTGACCAAGGCCGTTACGGTCTCAGGCCAAACCATGACGATTTCTCTCACCTTCTAAGGAGACCCTAATGGTCAATAATCTCAAGACCGGACCTAACGGTCTCGCCCTCGTCCGTTCCGAAGAGGGAACGATCTATCACCTCTACAACGATGTGGCGCATAACTGCACGGTGGGAACCGGGCACCTGGTCCACATGGGTCCGATCTCCGGCGCCGCGACCGAAGCACCATACGTGCATGGCTGTACGGCTGCCCAAGAGCTGGCTCTCCTCCAGCATGACCTGGGGTACGCCGAGCACACCGTCAACTTCCACGTGACGGTGGTTCTGAACCAGAACGAATTCGATGCCCTGGTGGACTTCACCTTCAACGAGGGATCGGGGACGTTCCAACGTTCTACCCTCCTACAACTCCTGAACGCCGGCAAGAAGTCCGCCCTGCCGGCAGAGTTCGCCAAGTACAACGAAGCCGGCGGCAAGGTCAGCAAGGACCTTACCGACAGGCGTGAGCACGAAGTCACCCTCTTCCAGAAGCCCGTATAGCAAAGGTTCCCATGTCCAAAGCTCTCGATTATATCAGTATCGCGTGGCGTGGCGCGCTCACCGGCGCGCTCCTGGCCATCATGGTGGCCGCCAGCGTCTTCACGTATGAGGAAGTCCACGTCGGCAAGCAGCTGACTGCGAGCCTGGTGAGTATCACAGCGGACGTTCACGAGACAACGCAGAAGGCCAATAATGCGATCGATTCCATCCAGGGCCAGGTCAAAGGGACGATCCAGGATCTGAACGCGAACCTGATCCACCTGGACATCATCCTTGGCGATACAGCTAGGGTTACCGAGAAGGAAGACGCCTTCTGGGACAAGTTCTCGACCGAGAGTCTCAGCACCCTGACTCACGTGAACACCTTCCTCACTGCTCTGGATACGACGACCAAGGATGTCGGGTCGGCAGTCAAGGACACCAGCCAGCACACCACGCGCGACATGGATGCACTGACAAAGGCCAGCACGCCGGCCATTCGCCAGCTTCAGGTCTCTCTCAACTCGATCAATACGGACGCCATCAACTTCCACGATCTGCTGGTAAGTCCGTACGTGCTGGGGACTTTGAAGCATGTGGATGACACGACCGCTCACGTAGCGACCGGGACAGACACCATCGACAAGACCCTCACTGACATCCAGGGCGGCGTTCACAAGACGCTTCATCCCTCGAAGAAGCGGATGGTCCTGAACTACATCGAGGAAGCGATCGGGCTCGGCGCGCACGGCGCGGAGATCCGCTACTACCTTCACCCGCCTTCCAACTAGCAACCCTTTGGTAGGCGTGGCACCGACACACATACTCCACTCAGACGAACGAATTCAGAACGAAATCACGCTCTTTCTACGAGCCTAACCCTGCACTACCGGAGATTCACCATGTCCCTGATTACCGCTGTAGAAAACGTCGCAAAGAAGATCATTGCTGACGAGAAGTCCACCGCTGCTTGGCTCGAGAAGGAAGTCACCGTCATCGAGGGCAAGGCACCTACCATCGAGAAGGTGATCGACACGACCCTGACCTACGTCGGTCCGGCTCTGACAATCGCACTCGACGCGCTGGGAGAAACCCAACTGGCTGCGGACATCACCCCGCTGATCATCAAGGCGAAGACCGACCTCGCCGTGGCCAGCGCGCTGGTAACCGATCTGGGCCCGACCCCCACAGCGGCCAGCGCATTTGCTGATGTGGCCACCAACCTGACCGGCGTTCTCACTGCCGTCAAGGTTTCCAACCCGACCACCGTCGCGGCCGTAACCAAGGCTGTGGCCGAAGTCGGCGTGCTCGGCGCGGCGGTCGCGACCGCAGCGGCGGCAATCAAGGCATCGGCTGCACCAGCACCCACCACCGCAGCTGCCTAAACCAAACGAAGGGCTTGGCGCATGGCTTAGATCTAGCATGCGTCGAGTGCCTCCGTATTTCCACTCGCCTGGAAAGGTTCCACCGATGAATCCCACCATAACTTCTTTGCTCCCTTCGCTCAGAGCCGATCTCGGCCGGGCGAAGACCTACGTCAAGACAGTCGTTGTCGCCGTGATCTCAGGCGCCGCGGCCTCCACTGGCCAGGTCCTGATGAGCGCTGGACACGAAGCTGACCTGTTTACGCCGGCCGGCCGCACCCGCCTGTTACACACCTTCGGCTACGGCGCCACCGTATCTGTGATCGGCCTCTTCACGAGAAGCCCGTTGCAGACAACAATCAACTCCGCGATTACAGCTGGAGTCCTGCCGCCAGCACCTACCGTGCCTACCGCACCGCCGGTTGCTGATCCTGTTGCGGATCCTGCTGCCCCTAAGGCCTAACCAATGGCAACCTTTTTCGGACGACCTGTCGGCACCCTGTACAAGGATGTCGGTATCGCCGCAACAGAAGGCGCTGTCCTTGGTGCCTTGATCGGGTACCACAAAGCGGTTGACCGGGGTGATGAGCATCCTTTCCTGAGTGCTCTACGCACCGCGGGAGAATGGGCCGCTACCGACATCGTCACAGAGACAGCGCTTGGTGTATTTGCTCCTGGAATCAGGGGTGGAAGTCCTCTACGCAGCGCCCTGGTGAGCACGATGATCGGCGGAGCCTCCGGAATGATCGAAGGCTATACGGCGGCATCTCTGCATAAACGGGACAACCCACTGAAGCAGGCATTCATCACTGGCGGAGAGTGGGCAGCCATCGACGGAAGCATCGACTTCATGACCCGCACTGGGTTCCCGAAAATACAATCACTTTTCAAGTAACTGGAGACAACGATGCGGATCTATCAAGGCGACACCTACACCTTTTCATGCACCGTGCCGGCTACTGCTGGAACGGTGACAACCGCACCGCTGATCACCATCTTCGCTGCTTCGACTCTGACACCGGTGGTCACCAGCCAGGCGATGCCTCTTGTTCCTGGATCCGAGGGGCTGTACCTCTATCGCTGGATGGCACCAACGACCGCCGCGGAAGACGACTACATCGCCATCGTCAGTTACGTGGCATCCAGTCTCACGGTGGCCGGCCTGTTCCTCGAGAAAGTGCATGTCGGTGATGTGCGCATCACCGCCGCTGTCGCCCTGGATGCAACCGGCGCAAAGGACGCGACCGTGGCAAAGGATGCGACCGTGGCGCATCAGACGGACATTGCAGGGATCAACCCAGCGACCAATGCGACCATCCAAGGGATCCTCACGAAAGTCACTGCACTTCCGGCGGACCCTGCGAGCAACACCGTGGTCTCGACACTCGTTCCACTGATCACCGACGTGCGCGACTACTCGCTTGGCACCTGGTCGATCGACAAGACTAAGACACCCAACGTCATGAGCATCTTTCGCGTAAATGGAACACTCCTGGCGACTTTCCAGGTCTTCGAGAATGCGACGACTGCGTACCGACAGGTGTAGCGGTCGATCCTCGACGAGAACCCTATACTAATCAATTCTGACGAGACAGGACGCGTGCGTCTGCAACCGATCTCAATCAATCCGAGGGGTAGAAAGTCACATGGCAGACACGATTCAAGACGTCATACTCTCTGAACTGCGCGGGCTCAGGGGAGAAGTGAATGGACTAAGGGACGACGTCAATAAGACTGCCCGCGATCAGGAAGGCCGTATCTCGAGTCTTGAGACCGACAACCATTCACTGATGGGTAACGGTAATCCAGGTAGAGTGCGGGTTCTTGAGATTGCAGTTGGGAAGTTGAAAGCCTGGCGCTGGTATGTGGTCGGCATGGCGGTCGGAGGTAGCGCGGTCGTAACTCTGATCATCCGGAAGTAGGAGATCCTCCAATGTCGCAGGTGGCTGCTCTCCGGTACGTTTACTTCAGAATTCAGTCAGGTGGAACCGGCGTCACCGGTCTCACCAAGGCTTCTTTCACCATCGTGTTCCTCCGCAACAACGTGGCCTGCACCGACGTCCTGACCATTACGGACCTCACCGGAGGACTCTACTCCGCCAGCTACACACCCACCGCCGCCGGCACAGACTACCTCGACATCTTTGAGCCAGTCTCTGCCCTGCGCGCCACCTTCACCACGGTAATCGAGCCACTCACAGGAGTGGCCTGCCTCACCCAGACCGTGACTGGTCTGCCGGCTGGGACCCTCAATCCTCAGACGTACGTGCTCTACATCTACCTGACCAGCGATTGGACGAATGGCAATCGAGGATCTGCCTATGCAAAAGGACAGACCGGTCTAAATACGGATGGCAGCTGGAAGACATCGATCTACGTGGTGTCCGGCGTCTACACGATCGTTCTCATCAACAGCCTGACCACGCTGGTCCTCTCCTCGAACTACACGGTATAACGACATGGCAACTTCGATGACGAACCTGGTTGTGCGTGTGACCCTTCCGCAAGGACTGACTCTCACGACTGGCGCATTCCTCGACAGGAACTTGTCGATCGAAGTCATCGCCGACCTGGCTCCGTTCTATGCCTCGATCGCGCAGGTCCGCCTTGAGGGCGGCCCGTACATGGTCAAGATGAAGGACACGACGGTGGCGGCTCAGATCTACCAGTCGTCGAAGGAAGCGGATCAGAAGCAGGAACTCCTTCCCATGCCCGGCTCAGTCAGAGGCAACCGCTTCTATCCTGCGCGTAACTTCTGGACGATCGGCAACACCGTGTACAGCCTGCTGGTGAGCATCTCCGGCATGGTTGGGTACACCGGCGGCCACGTTCTGGCCAACTTCTCTGTGACCAAGCAGCGCGGCGAACAAGGAACAGGTTTCTCCGCCAAGCTGAACGATCTCAAGCAGAGCCTCAAGGACTACCAGGTTGTCTTGGAGTCTGGCGGCAACGTCATCCCAGGCGGCCGCGCCGCCTTCGGTATGGCGGCCAAGGGCGTCTTCGACGACGAGCGCGCGCCGGGACGGACCTGGCTGACCACAGGAATGGGATCAAATGCCACCACAGCCGAGATCCCTTCTGTGACTGGCGGCCGCGGCAAGACCATGAAGTACTTCGTGAGCCCCATCATCAGCGCAGTGTTCATGGGCAATCTACTCGCGGCCCAGGGTCCGCGCCGGCCCAACCTGATGTTTGGCGGCAGCGGTGGCGGCGGTGGCTGGGTAGACGGCGGCGGAGGCATCGCACCAGGAACCATTTCGCCTGATTCGCCGGACAACTTCAACTCCAGTCTCAACCCGGGAGCTTCCCTCAACGTGGCAACAGTTCCAGCTCCGGACGATGAGCCTGGCGCCTAGTTCGCGGAGATCCTATGAGCTACATGGATGAGTTCTTCCCGGTCCTGTCGAACATCGACGGCCGCAATGAGTTTGAACGTCTCATTTATGGGGACGTCGGGGTAGTCCGAATAGGACGCCCCGTGATCCTGCGCCGACTGAGCAACTGCCACTGTGCCTGCTGGGACGGCGTTACCGGCGGACCGATCAGCTATTGCTCCTACTGCAAGGGAGAGGGTTACGAGTTCACCGAAGAGACGGACATGATGTTCGTCACGGATGGTGTCACTCCCATGTACAAGGCTGGGGTGTTCGGCGGAGGCCAATATCCTCTGGATCGCTGGGGCCAATCCGATGCATCGAAGGCCACGGCATTCTGCTCCTACAGACTCTTCCTCGACTACGAGCGGTACACATTCAAGACCCAGAAGCGATACGACAAGCTCTTGCTTCTCAAGGTAGATGGTGAGGGAGAACAGGTCTTTCCCCAGATCGTCACCGAGCAGTTCAAGATCATCAACGTCGTGCCCCGCTTCGGCGAAATGGGCAAAGTTGAGTTCGTGGAACTCAACATGGAGAAGGAAGATCTCTAACCTCGGACTATTTCGAGTCACTTCCGCCAGTCTTCCTATACTAAACAATCCCTGACAAGTAATGAGCGATGCCCCCCACCCTTCACCGCAGTTGCGCTCGTCTAAGCCCGCGGTCAATGTAGAGGGGTTTTTTCGAGCAGTTGGTGATGCACAGAAGGACTATCTGGATCGGTTCCAGATCGACGAGGCGGTTCGACCGCTCTACGTCGAGGAATGGCCCAAGGAACGGCTGGCCGAAGTAGGCAAGCCCTTCGACTTCATCGGATTCCACGTAGTCCGCTCGCAGCGCGCCTCGGAAAGCAACAGCGCGTACACACCGTTCAACGGCCTGCGGCTTGCAGAGCAACTCCCCTCGGAACGGGAAGCCGGATACATCAACGAGAACTACCTCTGGAAAGAAGAAGCGGTAGTTCAGTTCACGATTTTCAGCCAGTCCAACGCCAGGGCCACAGACGTCATGCAGTGGTTCGTCTCCCTGGTCTTGTTCTACGCGCACAACAAGTTCTTCATGGCGCGCGGTGTCAACTACCTGGTTTACCAGGGTCGACTCGAAGACACCATCGAGAAGACACAGAACCAAGACCTCTACACCCGCCGCGTTCAGTTTCGCATCGTCACGCAGAACATCTTCAACCTAGAGTCGAAGACCCTCGAGACGTTCAGCTTCAATGTCGGACTCAAACACGGGTCTAGCACCACTTCGATTTCGATCCCAGCTACCAATTAGTTTGCCGCTTTCAGGAGAAGAACATGCCCAGTAACCCAAATTTGCCAGGTTCGAACGTTGCATGGCTCGATGGTGGTCTCAATGCTGCTGTAACGTTCGCCGACAAGGCGACCCTGGTCATTGGCACCTCGGCTACTGGCCCGGTGGGAAGCGCAGTGCAGGTCACCAATCCTTCGGTGAGCTCGGCGCTGTACGGCATTGCCGGCACAATCGTGCAGGCGATCTCCGAAGTTCTCTTGACCTCTGACAACGTGCTGGTGTGGCGTCTCGGAACGTCCCCCGCAATCCTGTCGAACATCGGACTGGACACCGACGATGTAGGCTTCGTCGTGACCGCCGGTCAGCGTCAGGCCAATGCAGGTTCGATCTACAAGATCTGGTACTCGAACGGCGCGATCTACCTGTGGCTGAATGGCAACCTGGTGTACGCGGACGATCCGTACGACAACGTGTCCGAAGACAGCGGCGACAGCCTTGTCAGCGGATCCGCGGTTGCAGGCCAGAACCTCTGCGTCGAACTCGGCAGCGCGTTTCAGGACACCTTCGCTTATGCGGTTGGAGCCCAGGTCAAGCCTGCGACCTACACCGGATTCAACTACAAGGTCACGGCGACGACCGGCGCCGGCGGCGCGGCAGAGCCGACCTGGAACAACGTCCTCGGCGCTACCACCGTCTCCGGTCTGGTGACCTTCGAGGCCGTCTACCCCAGCACTCCTTCACCTGCCAATGCCCTGACCCTGGTCCAGGCGGCCGCAGTGACGCCGCAGCTGGCTCTCACAGCACCGACCCTGGTTGCAGCGGTCGATGGCACCGGCATGACCGCGAAGCAGACATACGTGGCACTGGCCGAGGCACTGGATCTCCTGAGCACAACTCAGGTCTCCCAGGTGTACTGCCCGAACGTTCTGATCGACACCCCCAACGTGGCGTTCTACGTGGCAGGGGATGCGACGACCGCGGGCAACAACCCGGCGACGAACCCCAACACGGCTCTCGACTGGCTCCAGACGACCACCGACATCTACGGGAACAATACCTACACCTGGGCCGGTGTGACAGTATTCGGCAGCCCGGCGGCCCGTCTGGCGGCTGGCTACCATGAGGTCAACTTCGGCTATCTGCTGGCGCGGTTCGCCGCGGCACAGCAAGAGGAACTCGGTGGGTGCGTCGCATTCATCGGAACCCAAGGCCCTGGCTTCTACAACGGAAACACGGCCAACCGGTACGACCTTCTGTCCACCCGTAAGTGGGTTGGCGCGCTGCCTCAGTACAGCCCGATCACTGGCAACCCGACTGCGTTCGGTTACGGCCTGTCCGGGATCCCGTACCTGGTTGGCACCACATCCTCGAAGCTGAACCCTCTGACGGCTGACTTCTCTTCTGGTTACCGTCTCCCCGGCTTCTTCGAGAACGACGCCAACGAGTACGATGGCGGCGCGAACACCGACATCAACGGCAACCCGATCGACATCGGCCAGTTCCTGCACGTGGTCTACGATCAGGCCCAGTTGGGCAACGCGTACAGCGCTGCCTACATCGGCAACCTGGCCGGCGTAGTGGCCGGAGAAGCGGCAACGCTCGATCAGACCCAGGCTCTGACCTACAAGACGCTTCTGGGAACGACCCCCATCTGGACACCGAACTTCGCCCAGATGAACGCTCTGAGCTTCGCCAAGGTCAACGGCCTGCGCGGCGACGAGACGGTTGCGACCCTGATCCACGACAACACCGCGGCGCTGGCCACCAGCGACTGGTTCACGCTCTACAACGTCAATCTGCGCTTCATGATCTCCAACATCGCCTTCACACGGGGTAAGACCTTCCTGGGTACTGGCGCGTTGAACGGTCTTCAGGCGACGGCGCTGACCACAGCACTCGATGCGGACGCGTCGGTCCTCCAGACCCGCGGCTACATCTCATCCTGCCAGTTCGTGGTAACCACCACGGCGGCGGACGCCCGGATCGGCCAGGCGGCGGTGAACGTCCTGTTCAGCGCTCCCGGACAGCTGCGCATCCTGAACTTCTCGATCGGGATCACAGCCAGCGTGGCCAGCTAACCCGACTCATCGAGGCTAGATGAGCTACAGACTGCCTTGACGGCCTAACCCGGCGTTCTGGCAGTCCCCTCTACCCCATTTCAGATCCTTGCAGAACACAGCACTCACAGGAGTTTCTCAATGCCGAACACAGTTGGCGGTAACTTGCAGAGCGAGTCCACCCGCGCCTATAACTCGTTTTCTGGTTCGGACATCCGGGCCGTGATCGGCAACCGTTCGTTCGCCGAGATGCAGGCTGTCTCGTACAGCGTGACCCGTGAGAAGGCTCCGATCTACACGATGGGATCGGCTGACGTGCGGGCATTCTCGCGCAACAAGCGAGGCATTGCCGGCACCATCATATGGGTGAACTTTGACCGCCACGCGCTGCTGAACCTGATCTACGCTATGGGCGGGACGTTCGTTGCGAACACCGACGATGTCCGTCCTCAGTTCCAGGTTGGAGCGAACACGTTTGCCTCGCAGACGGCGATCTTCAACAACACGCTGGTACGCGCCAACGGTATCCCCTCTGGCGCGACGATCAACCAACTCGACACTCCTCTGACGTCCACCTCGGGCTACAAGCAACTGGCCCAGGCCTGGTACTCGGATCAGATCCTCCCGTTCGACATCACCCTGGCCGGCACCAACGAGCAGGGATCTGCGACGACCATGAAGATCTTCGGAGTGGAAATTCTCAATGAAGGTTCCGGCGTCTCGATCGATGACGCGGTAACCGAGATGCAGGCGACGTTCGTGGCCCGCTTCGTTGAGCCGTGGGCAGCTGTCCAGACCGCGTTCCCGAACACTCTGGGTGGCGGCAACTAAGGACCAGACCCTCCCACATGATAGCCGACGGCCGCGTATAGCTTTGGTTCGAACCCTCTCGAGCTACATGCTATAGGCGGCCTTCTTTTCAGGCAGTGGACCCTTCATGTCTATCCCCAGCACCTCTACATCCACGCTCACCGGCGGGCTGCTCTCCAGCAGCCCCAATAGTGCTGTGTCGACGTCGATACTGACTGGAGGCATTGCCGCAGATCCATCGCCTACAGTGCCGATCCTCAATCCAATCGAGGAAGGTCCTGACCCTGCTGATGTAAACATGATAGACATGGGCATGACCGACGTGGCGGCAACCCAGGCTGCCGCCCCTATCGTGCGCGTGGCACCGCCAGCTCCCATCGTGCGCCAGTCTCCGCCGGCCACTGCGGTCACCGATCCGACCACACTCACGTCTGCTCTGACTCCGATTACCTTCAATTCCACCCCATCCTCGTTGACCAGGACGCAACTGCCAGGCGACATCACCCTATTCACCGGGTCTGACATCCGACTGATGATCGAGGTGGCAGATCCTCTCGGGCCGACCCGCTGGGCCAAGCAACTGATCGAGGCCTCTACTCTCACCATCTCGGTTCACAGAGTCAAAGATCCGGCGCGCGCCTGTGGGTACATCGGCGCCAAGGGATACTCCCGCGGCGGCCGTACGATCGCCGGCACGATGGTGCTCACCGAACTGGGCAAGGATGCCCTCTTCGAGTTCCTGGCGGCCTTCGCACTGCGGGACAAGTCCAAGGACAGCAACATCGTCAAGGTCGACCAGATCCCACCCTTCAACATCACAATGCTGCTCACCAACGAGGCTGGCTTTGCCAGCACCCGCCGGCTCCTTGGCGTCGACATGATCACCGATGGAACGGTCTACTCGGAGAATGACGCCTACACAGAGCGCACCATCAGCTACGTGGCAGCCGACTTTACACCGCTGCTGCCGACGACCATCCAGTCGCTCCAGAACGTCCCCTCAGCTTCTTCCACGGGGTCGACTCTCCGGGAAACATCTCCGATCGATCTCATGCAATCTCCTGTGCCCTCCACTTTGATTCCGCTGGTCTCGTACCAATAAACTATGGCAGCCTTCCAGATCCAGATTATCGACGCGATCACGGGTTCTCCTATCACCGGGGCGGTTGTGTATGCAGTTGCAGGACCGGCCGGCGGCGGAGTCTCGGTAACCACCCTAGTGTCGACTGCATCAGGCGTAACGGTCCCGGATGGAACCACAAACGTAACAATCTCCGCGGCTGGGTATGTGATCGAGGATGATGCGGTCACTGGCGCCCGCGCTATCGGGCTCGCTCCGGTACCAACTCCAAGCGCCACACTCTCATTTACCGTGACGCCAAACTCAGACCAGACAAACGCCAACCCACCGGCGCCAACATCTGCCGGCTCTGTTTTGACAATCCAGCCGGCTGCCGGCGGCGCAATCGAGACCCTGAGTGTCTTCGCCGACGGTTCCGCCCTCTCGGTCAACACATACGCGCCAGGCACCTATACCATCACGGTCACCAACCCAGGCTTCAATACCCTGACCCAGCAGGTTGTGCTTCCGGCCAGCCTGGCCTCTTCCTTCCTCCTGGCACTGACCAAGTCTACGGTGGCAGCAGCCGCCGTCTCAGCCTCTCCAGCGGCAGCACTCGGCTCGACCGTGAACACGTCCTCTGCCGCCACCGCTGCGCCGCCGGCGCCGCCCTCCTACGAATACATCTATCCGAACTCCGTCGATGGGAAGTACTTCCAGGCCGCACAGGCCAGAATGTACATCGGCAACCAGTTCGTCGATGAGCTGAATCTCTGCCAGTGGACCGGGTCGCAGAACCGGATCCCGGTGTACGGGTACCGGTCGAACAAGTTCGATGCCGTCGGCCGCGGCCGCAGTTTGGTACAAGGACAGCTCGCCGTAAACTTCATCTCAGAAGGGTACATGTACATCCTTCTCCAGGAGTTCAACAAGAAGATCAACTCCAAGGTGGCCGCGTCGCTCAACACCAGCCTGGGAGGAGTTCCCACAGCGCTCCAGACGCAGATCAACAACGTCATCTCGGCGCGCAATCGCCTTCTGGAACTAGGCGTGGCGGCTACACCCGCAATGGACGCGCAACTCGTCTCCTACGCAGCTATATCACCGCAGGCAGCAGCCTACATCAACTCGGTCAAGGCCAGCGGCGTCCTCGATGCCTCCGGACAGAGCCTGGGTTCAAGAACACTCAAGCACAGGAACGCGATCTACCTCGACATTCCGTTTGACATCGTCGTGAAGCTGGAAGGTGCCGGACGTACCGTCACCAAGACCCTGAAGAACTGCTTCCTTGGAGCGAATGACTTCTCCTTCGCCCATGACGGAAAGACTTTGCTCGACACATACTCGTTTATTGCGAGGGACGTGTCGTAATACGCACAGAAAGGGGGTTGGCATGCTTCGTGTCGATACTGTTGATCGTCCTTTTGTCTGTCCCAACAAAGAAACATGGTAGGAGGGGGTGATCCGAGATCTAGGCGGAGCACTGCTTCTACCGGGATCGGTGCTCCGTCGTTTACTTCAACCGCAATACCGAGAGGGATTCATGAATACTCACCCGCATCACGCTACACAGGAAGTCAACGCAGCAGCCGAAGCCGAGCTGCCATCGGCTGAAGCGGTAGTGGTCGATTACGCGGCCCAGCGCAAAGAAGCGATGTACGCGAAGATCGCAGAATTGAACGGCCCGAGCGAAGCCCAGATCGATGCGTGGAAGCAGAGCGCACCGGGCAACAGGCTACGTGCCTTCAGCTTGGATAACGTGCGCTTCTACATCGTGCGCGCGATCGGCGGCCTTGAGTTCGCCGGCATCCAGAAGAACATCCCGCAGAACTCCACCAACGCGGAACTCGAGATCAAACTCGAAGCTGCTGTCCTTTGTACACTCTGGACCAGTTCGACACGGGACGGAAAGCTCACCTCCATTGGCTTGCGCACGGGGACCGCCGGTCTTCCGTCCTCCATCTGGACGCTGATCGAGACGCTCAGTGACTACGCGGATCCGCAAGACTTCCAGACCTGCTCAGTCGAGCTGTAAGCGGCGCCCATGGCCGTCCTCTTCAAAGCCACCTGGCCAAGCATCGGAGACCCTCAGGGGACCTCGGTGCTTTGGCGTGCTCTAAACTGGAAAGAGTTCAAGGACGTCACCGAGAAGTACGGGCATCTGGAACTCACCACGCTCTCTCCCATGTCTCTGTACATGGAGGTCTACGAGAAGGTGGTGGTGGCCGGCCCGCACCCGCGGTCCGTCACCGCCGGCATGGCCACCAACGTCGCTCTCCACCAGCTCCGCAATAATCCCTTCTCAGGGGACATTGACGCGGTAGTTCAAAAGCTGGTCGAGAAGCGCAACTGGATCAGATCGAACTATCTCGAATCCTGCCGCGCCGTCGTCGCCGCCACCTTCCATATTCCATTCGAAACGATGGACACGTGGGATGCAGATACCC